ATACGAACTGCCGTGGTTCAAATGGAACAATGTGGACGCGAAGACATACGGCGTACAGATACTCACACTCCCACCGATTGAAACAATGCCGCTCGAAAGAACGAACGAAGTGACGATACCGGGACGAAGCGGAAGTCTGACAATCACCGAGGGCGATGATATTTATGACAAGATTTCGCTCTCGTGCTCCTGCATCATGGAGGATACGAGCAAAATCGCATCATTCTGCGCATGGATGAAGGGCAATGGGACGGCAAAATTCTCCAACAGACCGAACGGATATTACAAGGGGCGCGTTTCTAATCAGATAAGTTTTGACAAAGTTCTACGCGGATATGATCTGAGAACTTTTTCGATTCAGCTTTCGTGCGAGCCCTTCTTTTATCTCGATTCTGGAAACACCAAATTCACCGTTACAACAAACAAATCGATCACGAATCCCGGTAATGTACGATCACTCCCCCTTATCAAAGTTAAAGGTACTGGTGAAGGATCGATTATGTGCGGCGGATCGACGATGCTCATAGATGATTTTTCGAACATCAGCTACATCATGCTCGACTGCGAATCAAAGGTGGCATATAAGGGAAGCAAGAATAGTGCAACCGATCCTTTGACACTGCTTAATACAAGAGTGAGTGGTGACTGGCTGAGTATTCCAACCGGATCGAGCTTTATTAGTATTTCGGGAGGCGTCACTAGTATTGAAGTTACGCCAAGATGGAGGACTATATAATGAGTGACATTTATGTATTCGGTCCGAATGACGCCACGAATGACTATTCGTCTTTCGGGCTTGTCGGCGCACTTATTCCGACCGAAGCAACATTTACCGAAGCTGGAAACGGAGATAGCAGCGTAAGTATCACTTGTCCGCTCGATGAATTTGGACGATATGCGTCACTCGTCAAGGGAAATATTCTCTTGTGCCCGGTGCCGGTGAGAACGACCCCCGAAATTCAAAATGGAAGTTGCGTAACGACTGTATGGACGTATAAGGTAAAGCCGCTCAATCAGCTGACTAGCAAAAAGCAGCGAACTCTCTACAAAAAGCAAAAAGGCAGAAGTCGGCTCAAGATTATGAATGCCGGTGATATTGTCACGGTGGTTCTTAAGCCAACTAGCTCGACCGGTTCTGAAGAACGATGGAAGGTCAAGAGCAAGTACGGTACTGGATGGATTATTCCGGATGGCTTTGAGTTGATCACCGAGAAGAAGATCAACAACAACGCGAACGCCATACAGGAAGTGCAAAGTCCGTGGAGTGTGCAGCCGCAGAGGTTTCGAATCTACGAGGTCGAAAAGACAATTGATGAGATAACCATTCAGGCGAGGCATATTTCATACGACCTTTTGTACAACTTGACAACCTATAAAAGTGATGAATCGGTAAAACTCCAAACCGCTCTTGACGGCGTTCTGAATAACTGTGTCAACAGTGATCATGGATTCACAGCTTATACGAATGTTGCGAACGAACAGGCTGGTCTCGCTTATGATGGAAAGAACCCCATCGACGCGATGCTCGATCCGGAAGAAGGATTGTGTGCAAAGTACAAAGTAAACCTGATACGCGATAACGACGAGCTATTTTTTCTGAACGACCCGGGCATGAACCGAGGCGTTAAAATTGCTTATGGAAAGAACATGACCGGCGTTACCTATACACAGAGCGACGATCAGGTGTCGACGAGGATTATGCCAGTCGGCGAGAACAAAGACGGAACGCCATTGTACTTGAGCGACAATCCTAGTGAAAGATTTGTAGATAGTAATAACATAAACAATTATCCGATAATACACGTCTATCGCCTCGAATGCGATAACTGCAAGGTAGGGCAGAAGGATTCTAACGGACGAAGGGTAACCGTTGATGTTGCCAGAGCGAGAATGCGAAAACAGGCTGAAGACCTGCTCAAGACCGGTGTAGACAATCCGACAATCAAAATGGAAGTAGAATTCGTAAATCTTGGGGATACTGAAGAATACGATCAGTTCAAGAATCTCGAAAACTGCTTCCTATACGACTATCTGATCATACAGCATGGTAAACAAAACATCAACGTGACAGCTCGAATTCAGGAAATCGAATGGGATATTTTGACTGATATGATGAAGAGCGTTACCATTGGAACTGTCGGCGAAACTCTAGCCAATATGGGCATTACGACGTGGCAGATACCAACTGGATTTTCCGGAAGCAAGATTGCCAACGGAACATTGGGTGGCGGCGCTCTTCGAGAAGATGCAATCGCTACAAGGCATCTACAGGCTGACAGTGTGAATGCGAGCGTCATAGCGGCACATAGTATTACAGCAGATCGGCTCGATGCAACGACGGTTAACGCCATGACGATTGAAGCTGTGCGTGCAAAGATTAACGAGCTTGTAGCTGGACAGATTACGACTGACCAACTGTATGTCGATCTGGCGACTATCGCTAAGGCACAAATTACCGCTGCAAACATCGATGAAGCGAATATCGACTGGGCGACAATAAACACCTTGACGACCCAAATTGCAACGGTTGCCAAGGCCGAGATTGCCAAGGCTGATATCGCAATTGCCCAAATCGACGGGCTGGAAGCTAAAATTGCAGAAATTACCATTGCCGAAATCGGTAAGGCAACGATCCATTCTGCTCAAATCGATGACCTTGAAGCGACGACAGCGGAGATCGTCAATACGAAAATTGCCAATGCCGAAATTGATGGTGCGCAGATTAAGGACGCGACGATTGGCACGGCAAAGATCAAGGTCGGCGCAATCACGGCAGCATTGATTGAGTCTGGTGCTATCGGAGAGGCACAGATTGCAGATGGCAGCATCACCGAGGCTAAGATTGTGAGCCTGAACGCCGATGTTATTTCGACCGGTACACTTTCGGTTGAACGGCTGCTGATCAAGGGACCGAATGGGTTGTTCAGGGCCATTAATGCTACCGATGAAGGACTGACCGTTGAAGAACTTAGCGAGGAACAGTATCAAAATGGAATGTCGGGAACGGTCATCGTGGCACATAGCATTACTGCCGACAAGATCGCTGCGAAGAGTATTACGGCCAACGAGATACTTAGCAACACGATTACAGCCGCCGAGATTAATGTCGCAAATCTTTTTGCTGATGAAGCGACGATTGCTGCCCTAGATGCATACTTGATTAAAGCGAGTACAATCGAGGCCCTCGAAGGAAAGCTTGATATTTGGGCGTCTGATAAGATTACACTAGCCATCAAGGATAAAGCCGAATCGAGCGATCTAACAACACTTGAGGGGCGTGTCGATACAGCCGAGAGCACAATTACGCAGCAGGCCGAGGCAATCGAAGCACGGGTTACAAAGACGACTTATGACACCGACATGGCCGGAAAGGCTGACAAGAACGATCTGGATAATCTCGCAACCCGAGTATCGACTGCGGAATCAGATATTTCGCAGAACTCTGAGCAGATTAAGACCAAAGTTAGCACAGCAACCTATAACGATGGTATGGCCGGTAAAGCCGATAAGAGTGATTTTACAGCACTTGAAGGACGCGTATCGACTGCCGAGACGAGCATCACGCAAAATGCAACCACCATTGCAACCAAGGCAAGCCAGAGCGATTTTGACGCCCTAGGCGAGCGTGTGACAACTGCCGAATCTGAGATCGAGCAGACTCCAAATAAGATCACCGCCGCAGTAAATGGTATTGAGATCGGCGGTACGAACCTGCTCTACTGCTCTGCTGACATGGATTATTCCAACAACCGGGGTTTTCTCTTCAATTCGGCGGGCGCAGCGAACGTCGGTACAGCAGGCGAGGCAGGAAGTGATGGAAGCAGACTCGTTACAAACGCAAACAGCAATCTGCGCTTTTATCATACTCGCATTGCTGTTACAGCGGGCGAGACGTTCACTATCTCGGCGGAATACAAGATCGTGTCCGGTAATCCCGACATCAAACTGCAAATTTCATTCTACAAGACTGCTACCGACTGGACGAGTGCGGGCGCATTTGCTGACGCGGGTACGGAAACTTCACTGGGCGACGGCTGGGTGCGCAGGAGTTTTACGGCGACTGCCCCGGCGGGTTCAGTAACACTCATGCCCTTCTGGCGAAGCGGAGCGGACAATGCGAGCTTTACTCATAGCTACTATATCAGGCATCCTAAGCTCGAGCGCGGCAACAAGGTAACCGGCTGGCGGCAGAACCCGGAAGAGCTACGCATTGGCTCCTCGGTACTTATGGACGAGCGGCATGTCGAGATCAATGCGCCATATCTAGATATCAATGTATCTGGTACGGCAGGTGATATGCACATTGATGAGGACGGCGTATCCGGTGATACTGGCACATTCGAGCACTTTACCTGCCCCGAGGTCATGAAAAACTACTCCGGGAATATGACGCTGGCGGCGAACAGCGACGTGTCGGTCATCGGCGCGGCACTGAATAACAAGTGTCTCACGGGAAGCATGACGATCACGTTAAACGGCGATGTGAACGGCTTTCTGGAGCTTCGCGGCGTAGTGGGTCGCGGAAACGTGACGATCAATGGCAACGGGCATACGCTGAATGGGCACATATGGCTAAATAACAATGCCGTATATGTCGTCGTCAATAACCTAAAGGTCTCGGCAACTGGCAGTCAGCGGGGATGCGTATACATCAGTATTTGTCGCGGCGTGGCACTGCGCAACTGCGTATTCAACAGCAACAGCCTGAGCACCAGCGCCGGGACGAGTCAGGGCGTGCGCGTTTACTACTCGAGTTTGCTGATGCAGAATTGCGAGTTTTACAATACGGTGGATTTCAACATGGTGTTCGGCGCGTGCGCAGACGCGGCTGTGCAGAACTGCAAGGGCGACGGCACAAAATGCGTTTACACTGATGGCGCAAATATAAAATGGAGCGGAACTCGGCCCAGTGGCACGTGGGGAAAGGGAATCATCTCGCTAACAGCACCAGCCGATCTGACCACACTGACAGTCAGCACCGGCAGTGCGACGCCAACCGAAACTCCTGTTACGTCAACGAACTATACGGCCAGCATGACGGGGACGTACTATCCGCACGGGCATTGGATCGGGGACAGCAGTCTGATACAGGGCCGTTACGGTACAACGCGGCACTATGCCTGTATGTGGTTCGCAGCAAGCGCACTGAAGGGCAAGACAATTAAGAGTGCAACGCTTACGATCAAGCGCATTGCAGGTGCTGGCAAATCGAGCAAAGTTAATGTGACGCTATATACCTCGCCGGTGACCGGAAAGAGCGGAAATCCGACGACTAATGCTGTCAGTCTCGGAACGCTCGGCAAGGCGGGTAATGGCGAAACGGTGATTGTCAATTTGCCGGTAAGTGCAATTGCAGCGATTGCCTCTGGTGGAGCACTGATGCTGGATCCGGGCGACACAACAAATGCAGATAACAAGCGATACAGCTCGAACTACGCACGGTTTGAGGGAAAGGGTGATGGGACGCCGCCGGTTCTGACGGTGACATTTTAATAAGGAAAAACGATCAGTAGTAGAGCGTCCACATGGCGGTTTGCCGCTGCATGGGATGATGGAGGGTCTGATCAGCCCAACCAGTAGAGGGGGCAGGGCTGCTGGATTTACAGTGATATTTGGCCATGTGGAGAGTGCAGCCGCAAAATGAAAGGCGCATGTGAGGGCTGGCCACCTGTTACCGTTGGCGGGGACGGTGATATTTTGAAAGGAGTGCGATGGCAAATGATTGTGGCGAACGACGAGTATATTGCCATAACGCGGGGCGATTGCGCAATTATCCAAGTGGCGATCGACATGGGCGATGAGGCATACGAGATGACGGCAGATGACACAATCGAACTGACCGTGCGTGAGAAGCCGACGAGCGAAAGTCCGGTGATATTGCACAAGGTCGGAGCGGCTGGCACTGCACAAATCGTACTGCACACTGAGGACACACAGATAGCGCCGGGACAGTATACAGCAGATGTGCAACTTAATCACGGAAACTGCCGATATACGATCTGGCCAGAGATCGACCCGATGAAGGGATATAAGATCAAAAATCGCAAGAACTTTATCGTGACTGCGGAGGTGACGATCAATGAATAGCGTGGTGCTGAATGGTAAGCTGGGCGCGGGGTTTAATGATGACAGATACACCCTGCCCAAGGACGGCAATCCCGGTGATATTTTGGTTAAGACCGAGGCGGGGAGCGCGTGGCAGAAACAGGAAGCCGCAACAACTACGCCAGACTGGAATCAGAATGATGCAACGGCAAGCGATTATATCAAAAACAAGCCGTGCTACAAAGAAAGCGTTGCAAAGAATATACTCGTTGCGTATTCGAAAATATTCATGCAAAACGCTAGTGTAGAGCTGAATAATGACCTTCTCAGCAAAGCCATGGACTATGGAAACGACTATAAACCGATCATCATGCTCACGATAAAGAACCAAGATTCGATCCCGATTGAAATTAATAGGCCGCTGCCATTTATAGAGGATGACGATTCATCTTATGCGCGTATATATGGCGACAGAGTATTTCGATTAACAAAAGCTATAACGAATGATAATGCAAATTTATACGTCCCGGCGCAATATGTGGATTGCACATATTATATGTATATCGCTGGCGAAGAATCTGTATATTACACTATAGATGATTTATATATACCAGATACCATTCAGCGCGTCGGAAGTGACGTAATTATCAATTCCAGCACATCTGGCAGCGAGAAGAAGTTTAAGATCACCGTGGATGACAGCGGGACGTTGAGCGCGACGGAAGTTACCTAAAGAAAAATCAAAATGGAAGGATGATGTGAAATGCTTAATCCGAAAAAGTTTGCCCATTTTCTTGAAGATCGTGCCGCTAAGAAGGACGGCTATATTATGTGCACGATTGGCCAAGATCCCAAGACACTTCGTGACTGGTACTTCAACCAGTACAAGAACGACGCCAAAGCTTATGCCAAGGCCATCTATTGGAAGGAACATGCCGAGAGAGTGTGGGACTGTCAGGGTCTTGCGGACGGCTACGTAACCGATAACGCTGGGCTTGGGACGGTCAATGTTCGGGCACGCAACAATTATGCGAGTTGGTGTGGGATAAAAGGTACTGGTGATATTCCCAAAGCAAGGCGAGTTCCGGGCGCTGCGGTGTTCGTACACTCTTCGAGTGCTGGATATATTACGCACGTCGGTTATCTCGTTAGACCTGTTGACGAGAATGATATTTCGGGCGATTGGTACGTCGTCGAGGCAAAGGGCGTACACTACGGCGTTGTGACAACCAAGCTGTCACAGGGACGGTGGAACAGATGGGGCTGGATGACCAAATACTTTGACTACGAAGCCAAGGACGATTCTGGTGATATTTCTATGCCGACCGCCCCCACAAGGATTCTGAGGAACGGACATCACGGCGAGGACGTCCGTACGCTCCAGACGAACCTGATAGAGCTTGGGTATTCCTGTGGACTGTGGGGAGCCGATGGCGACTTTGGAGATTCGACCGAGCTCGCTGTCAGGAGATTCCAGAAGGACAACGGGCTCACTGCTGATGGCAAATATGGTCCGCTGAGCCATGCCAAAATGGTGGAAGTGCTGGTGAACCACTTTGCTCCTGTCGAGGATGCCAAGATCGTCAAGATACAGAATGGTCAGTGCTACGTGCGAGACTATCCGGCAACGACTGGCAAGATCATTGGCGTAGCAAGGCTGGGGTCCGCTCTGACCTATCGAGGCGAGATTGCCGAGAACGGTTGGATTGCGGTTGAATACAACGGAAAAGACGGCTGGGTATCCGGCAAGTATGGAAAGGTGTGTTGAGATGGAACCGTGGCTCGAGATCGTTATTGCTGTTATTGCATCCTCAGGTTTTTGGGCGATCATACAGAAGATTACGGAACGTAAGGACGCCAAGACCCGTCTGCTGGTTGGACTGGCCCATGACCGGATCATTTCTCTGGGGATGAAGTACATTGATCGAGGTTATATCACACAACCTGAATACGAAAATCTCGACAAATACCTTTATAAGCCGTACCAAAAAATGGGCGGAAACGGATCGGCCAAGCAGATTATGGAACGGATTGAAAAACTTCCGCTTCGATAAGGAGGAATCAAAATGGAATTTGAATTTATTGATTGGAGCTACCTTTCGACGTTTGCAGGGTGCCTTGTAATCGTGATGGCGATTACCGAGGTTATTAAGAACATTGGATTCATCAAGAAGATTCCGACGCAGATTACGAGTTGGGTGCTGGCATGTGCAATTCTGATTCTTGCGCAGGTCTTTACCGGTGATATTTCGGCGAGCTCTGTAGTGCTGGCGCTGATCAATTCCGTATTCGTCTCGCTTACAGCAAATGGCGGTTATGAGGCGATTGCGAGGATTATCAGCTCGGCTACTGGCAAAAAAGACTCTTAAGGATCGCGGTTAAATCACGCATTAAAATAGAGGGAGAGAATAAGACTTTAATTTAGAGTCTTATTCTTTCTCTTTTGTTTTTCGAATTGGGGAAAGGAGGAATGCTTATGGTTCAAAATGGGATGCCTTATCAGGGAATGTATCCATACTACCAGTCTACGCAACCTACCGTACAACCAATGCAACAGATGCCTCAGATGATGACGCAAAACGTACCACAGCAGCCTGTCGGAGTACCCGGACGGATTGTCCATAATCCTGCCGAGATACGTCCGAATGAAGTACCGATGGATGGTCGTAAGAGTTATTTTCCAACAGATGATGAACAGTATATTTTCGCAAAACAGTGGAATTCCGATGGTACTATCAGAACTGTGAAATACGAGAAGTGTAAGGACGAACCGGTGGTGACACAAGAGACTACGCCTGACGCTAACAGCATGATTCTGGATCGTCTGGACAAAATCGAAAAACTTTTAACTGCGAAGAAAACCTCGAAAAAAGAGGAGGCGACTGAATGAACCAGATAGCTAATTTTGCGATCAATATGCTTCAGCGTAATCCTCGATTTGCAAACAACCCGCAAGCTCAGAAACTTATGGAAATCATTCAAAATGGAGATAATCAGCAAGGCGAAAAGATGGCTGAAAATCTTTGCGAAACTTATGGAATGACGAAAGATCAGGCGCTTACTGAGGCTAAGAAATTCTTCGGGATTAAGTAATACAACAGATGGCTATATTCATGTTTACGGAATAAGCCCAGTTGTAGGACGGCGCGCATCCTGCTAGGAGGCTTATTTTTGTAATAACTCCACAACTTTTAAGGAGGATGTCGTATGTTTAATTCCGGTTCTATGCCCTCTCTGTCTGATATTGCTGCTGTTACTGGTAATAATCGAGACGGCAATGGCTTTATGGATGGCAACGGTGGCTGGTGGATTCTGATCATTCTGTTCTTCTGCGTTTTCGGCGGCTTCGGAGGCTGGAACAACGGCTATGGTAATGGAGGCGGTTATGTGGCCACTGCTGCGACTCAGGCCGATATTCAGAGAGGCTTTGACAATCAGTCTGTCATGAACAAGCTCTATGGTATTGAGAACGGCCTATGCGATGGTTTCTATGCCATGAATACCGCCGTCATGAATGGTACGAATCAGATCCAGAATTCCATTCAGCAGGCTTCTACGGCGAATCTTCAGAACACGTTTACGCTTCAGCAGGCCATTCAGTCTGATACTGTTGCTAATATGCAGAACACCAATACCCTTGCCTCTCAGCTTGCGAATTGTTGCTGTGAGAATCGCGAGGCTATTGCTCAGGTTCGCTATGATATGGCTACTGACACCTGTGCTGTCACCACCGCGATTAATCAGGCTGCGCAGAATATCATGATGAACTGCAACAACAATTATCGTCAGCTCCATGACGAAATCGTTGCGAATCAGATCGCGGCCAAGGACGCCAAGATTGCTGACCAGCAGGCGATGATCAATGCTCTGAATCTCGCTGCGTCTCAGCAGGCCCAGAACGCATATCTTGTTGAACAGATGAAACGCTGCAATGCCAATGCTTGCTGTGGGTCCTCAAACTGCTAAAAATTGATATTTACGCGGAGAATGGTTATATTGCTGTTCTCCGCGTAGATAAACGATGATGTTTGTAAATATTTCGGTGATATTTTCAGGAGGTATTAAAATGATCGAGCTTTCGAATACGACTGCCCAGACTCTTGCTGCTGGGCAGGCCATTACCTTCGATAAAGCGCTGCTCAAAACGGGTTGTGCGGAATGTCACAGAGCGAATACGAGCTCAGTCAAGCTCTGTTCTAGAGGAACTTACGTTGTTAGTTTCAGCGGTAACATTGGCGCCGATGCTGCCACGACTGCCGTACAGCTCTCAATTCAGCTTGGCGGCGATACGATAATCGGAAGCACTATGATTTCCGAAACGGCGGCTGTTGGCGATCTCAATGCGGTTGCAAAAACTGTTCCGGTGCGTAATTGCTGCTGTGATTACGATCGAATTACGGTCGTAAATACAGGAACTACTGCGGTTACGGTTGGAGCAAATAGCACTCTGTTTATTCGCAGAGTATCTTGAGGAGGGTTGAGTTATGAAAGAATACGATCTGATGGATATTTGTGAGCTCAAGTCCGATCTCATCAAGAATCTTCGAATGAACTTTGCTGCGGGACTTGATCGTGTGGATACGGATGAGGCCGGAAAAGTAATCGATATGGTCAAGGATTTGGCTGAGGCTGAGTATTACCTTTCAATTGTTGAGGCTATGGAACACTCCGAGAAGTCTAAGAATACTTGGACTAAGGGTGGTGAAGAATATTTCCCTCACGAACACGAAAGAGAATACAATCACGAAGATTCTCGGAACGTTGAGAGTAAGCACGGACGAACCTTTGACGACTACATGAAGTACAAACGGTACTATACCGAGACTAAATCTCCGTCTCAGAAGGATGAGATGGATGCGAAGGCCAACGAGTATGTCGGCGAAACGGTCTCCACAATACGTGATATTTGGAGGGATGCCGACCCGGAAATGCGAAGGAAGCTCAAGGCGGAATTTGTAAAGTTGGTCAACGAAATGAATATCTAAAGTCTTTCACTGTCAATGGAATCGAGTGGACATTGGTTCCGGTAGAGCCTGACAACACACAATTATTAGATGGACTCGGGAATGGTAGATTGGCTGTGACCGACTACCTCGAAAAGAAAATCTATTATTCGATTGGGTTTTCAAATATTAATTATCAAAAAGCGATTGGACGCGCTAATGATATTCGAGTTCTAATTCACGAAATTTGTCACTGCGTTCTCTACAGCTATGGTCTACTCTATGATATTCACAAGGCAGTCAAGAAAGACTATTGGATATTGGCAGAGGAATGGGTATGCAATTTCCTATACGATTATGGGCTTGAAGCTCAACAAATAGGCA